TTTTTTATGGAGAGTTGTCCGAGAGGCTGAAGGAGCATGGTTGGAAACCATGTATACGGGTTTTACCTGTATCAAGGGTTCGAATCCCTTACTCTCCGTTTTTATGCTTCTAGATGCTTTCTATAGCTTCCCGGAATGCTGGTATAAAGGCATTCCGGGATTTTTGTTTCCTTTTATTTTCGGTTGTTTTTTCCTCCGGTGCACAAAATGTGCACAAGCTAAAGTCTCGAAAGTGCTTGTAGCGTCTGGGATACCTGCTCTTTTCTTTGATCTTCAAGAAGATGAGCGTAGACTTTTTGAGTGATCATTGTATTGGCATGCCCAAGTCTTTTTGAAATATAGTTAATGTCAACGTGATTGGCAATCAAATAGGAAACGTGAGTGTGTCTAAGCCCATGGAAAGTAATCGCGGGGGAAATGTCGAGAGTCTTCTCGATCGTCCTTAGATCCTTATTAATTGCCGTGCTCGATAGCATGTTATGCCGTATGCTACGAAATAATAGTTGTTTGCTATCACGATATCCCTGAGCAAGGTAGACCTCTTGCTGTTCTTTCTTGAGACGTAAAAGCAAGTCTGCAAGTTCTCTCGTGATGTCGATGTCACGTACACTTGATTTGTTCTTAGTAGCAGCAAAGCCGCTGCCATATCTGTGATCCCACGTTCTGGTAATGTGCACAACGCGCTTTTTAAGATCAACATGATCCCACGTGAGCCCAAGAACTTCAGAATACCTAGCTCCGGTCAGTGCCCCGGTTGCGATGATGTAGTAAGCAATATGCTCGTAGTCTGCAAATTCTAGGCAGTAATTGACGAGCTTGCGCAAATCCTTTACTTGCAAATATTTGATGATTCCTGCTTGGCCTTCATTACCAGTGAGGACAACGTTATGAGTGAAGTTAGTATATATTATTTGGTCATCGACGGCAGAATCAGCCATTGAGCGAACATAGCCATTCAATTTGCTGACTGTATCTTTAGCCCTTTTTTTGCCAAACTCATTGATAAATGCCTGCCAGTCTGATTTTGAAATTGATTTTAGTTCACGGCTTTCGCCCCAGTAGGCTAATAACTGTTTACGAATTGTTTTATACCGGGCTTCGGTGATACGAGAATGCTTACCAGATTTGTACAGCTCAATCCATTTGTCCCAGTAGTCGATTAACGTTATCTTGTTAAGATCCAAATTTGCACCGCGATTATGCTGACGTTCGACTTCGGTTGCCGCTATATCAGCAGCTTTTTTTGAGGGAAAGCCACCCTTGTTGACATACTTGCGTGTTCCATCATTATCCTTGTAAGAGACACGATATTGCCATTTTTTGCCACGTTTACTAATGCTGGCCATCATTTACACCTCCTTGTGCTACAATACAGACGGGTGCTATTTATTACACCCACCACACAGTCATGGATCCATAAGGCGCTTACCCATTCGGTGGGGTAGGCGCTTTTTATTCTATTATATGGTTAGTCATTGCTAACGAGGTCATGCAAAAAATCGGAGTTTTCCTTGATAATTGAGTAGATCGAATGCCGCTGACTATCAACGTTGTGTCTTGCGGCTGGATGTTGGCAATCTACAACTAACATTTTGTTATATCTCTCAAACCCCTTATTGAAGCCATTCGCTGAGCTCTCATATTTTTGACTTTGATTAGCGTCATTGAAAACGAATTTTTTAACTTCGTCATATGTCCCGCCACACAAAACAACATGTGGATTATACAAATCAATTTGCCTTTTTATGAATTGTGCAGTGTAGGGTAACTCGTTGGCAAAACCAGTTTTACCACAGTACGCAGATTCCGTATTTGATTCTCTTTTCAAGTTAATCCAGGCAATGGTGGAAAGCTGTTGTGCTCTGAACTGTTTGGTTGCATGATCAATTGGAAATTCATTTCCAGCATATGCTTCACGTATGATATGAATCCATTTTGAAGCATTTTCTAGCGATGGATTTCTGTTTTGTGCCTGGCCAGCGCCTCCATGTGAAAGGTAGTCTGTCCATCCAGTATCAATGCATTCTCTTTTTGCATTGGGACCGCTCGAATAGCTTTCTCGGCCAATAATCAGAATATGAAGCGGTATCGAGTAATATTTTTTTGCATCGATAAGTCCGTCACATACAAAATGAGTGTAAGGAGTCCCCTCAGTTGAATGATAGGTCTGATCCAAAATCTCAGCTTGTTGATTTAGTGCATCTTGGTAATTCACAGCGAAAGCCTTCTTTATTTTTTAATTTGGGACAAGATTATTTCTGCTTACGTGCGCTCTGCTGACATTTATCACAGTTCAGTTAAACAGCTCGGCGCTTTATCCATTCAAGACGATTAAGTTAAATATTTCGATGGTTTCATCATGACCGGTGTCATCATCGCAAGCTGTTGTTGTGCCAACCAACAAAACGACGAATAAGACAGTAACTATCTTTCTTAGCATAATGACTCACATCCTTTATTTGGTATGTGGCACAAGCCCCACTCTCCGGCTTGCACGGGGCCGCCGCTTGCGTGGGGGAAAGGGACTAGTCACCATAGTCGTCGGGTGCTTTGCCTGCATCTTCTATTTTGACTACGGCTACCGCAGGTATGGTGATATTGCCACTGCCTGTAGATTTGTACGAGGTAGTTCCCTTGCTCTCTCCATAGAAAGTTATTTTATCATCTTCTAGTACGCGAGAACCATTCATGATATCTGGATCGTAACCAATAAAGATAACGTTGTCATAATTGCCATCAACCGCAACACGTAGATCGGTTTCATCATCGCCGTCAATAACTTGAATTACTTTTCCAGTGAAGGAAACCTTTTTGTATTTGTAATCGTCCGGGGTTCGCGCAAGCTGGTCATATGTAACGCCAGTATTGTAATCAGCAGCATTGAACGTTTCTGTGCTCGATGATTCCTCACTATCTGAATCGTCACTATCAGATTCTCCATAACTGTCATCATCTTCTTGCGACGATTTTGCCTTTGACGATTCAGCTTTTGAAGACGAACTAGACGCAGCTGACCTGTTGCTTTCTCCCGAGTAGGTGCCAATCCAAAAAAAGATTGCAATAAATGCTACCGCCGACAATGCGGTAATAATAAGGTTCCGTTTTAGTTTTCTCGGATCCTTTCTTTGAACTATAGACAATGTGCCAAATATTGCAGCCAATAGTAGCGATCCCAAAAAGGCAATTAAGATAAGTAGTTCCATTATTCCCCTCCAAAAAAATCCAGCTTTTAACGTCGATCAGGGTTTGGACGTAGGCTTTTATAAAACGACTGTGTATACGACAACCCTGCCAATGATCTTGATGTTCTCTTCTTCAAAGTCTTCATAGGTGTACATGATGGGGCTAAATCTTTTGTCAGTTGAATCCGGAATGAAGGTAACAATCTGCTTTTGACGATCATTATAGAAATATTTGACTGCGTAGTCACCATCATCTGCAAAGACAACTATGTCGCCGTTTTTAAGGTCTTGAATGTCGTTGTACTGTTTGACTGCTATTAAAGAGCCATCAGGAATTGTTTGGTTCATTGATTCGCCGTTTATATGCATCATTAATATGCTACTGTCTCCGGCATATCTTCCCATAACACTATCTGGAAGTTGAATCGTTTCAACGTCATCCGAAGTTAGCGGATCGACATTGCACAAGATTCCAGCCGATATATCAGCGGGAATGTATGGATAAGAGTGAACATTTAGTTTTTTGACTTTAAAAGGATCTACAGGAGAAACTCCTATTAGGCTTTCCGGAGTTGTGTGTAAAGCACTTGCAAATTTATCAACATAGTTTAATGGAAACTCACGCGTTCCATTGAAGTAGCGAGACACAGACGATTTTGCCATGTCAACACGGCGTGCTAGTTCACTGATTGAAATCCCTTCACGGTTGCGAAGATCATTCAAAGTCTTGATTATTTCATCATTTGTTTTCATGTATCTCACCTCAAGAATGATTTTAACACCGTTCCCGATTGTGCACAATAGGGGCGCCAAAAAACAATATCTGAATATTTTTTTGAAATAATCGTTGACACATGGGAACACGGATGATATTCTTTAGATGTTCCCAAAAGGAAACGAAAGGAGGCAATACAATGACACTAAATTTAAAACGTCTTCGCGCTGAACGTATCGCAAAAGGAATGAACCAAGATGAAATGGCGAAAGCTATGGGATGGCATACCCGCTCTTCGTACGCTAAGCGTGAGAACGGCATTACAACAATTAGCGCTACCGAATTAGTAAAAATGGCAAGCATTTTGGGATACGGCGCCAATCAACTGGATCTTTTTTTTACGGATAACGTTCCCAATAAAGAACGAAAGGGGATGACAGTATGAACGAAGAAAACAAAAAGCCCCGCACTGATATGGGCAGCACGGGGGTAACTCTTTACACTTGGCGCACTAGTTATCCATTTCCCCCAGCAGTAAAACCCGGAGACCTGGTAACAATCGTTATTGAGGACGAAAAATTAACCCACACTGTAGGTAACTTTGCTTTCGTCTCCTAAAGGAAGAGTGCTCCATACGGTAATAACGTTGGACGCTCTTTCAACGAGGACCTCTTCTTTACCATCAACAATAAGATTACGAATCATAAAGAATTCATTTCCATCTTTGAATGAGTAGGCACTTTTAATTGCTACATCTTTCGAAGAAAACACCGCGCCAATATTGCCACTGGTAGGAGCAAATACTTTTTTGTATGGCAAGTCCATTTATATCACCTCCTTCCATCACCAGATAAATTGATTATCTGCCAAGGAGAGGCCAAAAGAAAGAAGGAAACACGGGGTGACAACGGAACAGACATTGATTTTGATAGTTCTAATGATTGTTGGCCTTATTGCAATTAGGGTTTGGCGAAAAGTTACCGGAGATTTTAGTCTTTTCTATCCAACGTGGGTGGTGTTGGTAATTGTCTGCGTGGCTTGGTCTCTAAGTAATTAACCCAATCGGTCAGGTTTGAATCGAAACTATGTAACTCCTGCCATATATCGTAGCCGCCCTTTGCTATCAGTGCATCGGAATAAACCATTAATTGCTTTCGTCTCGCGTCATCCAGTGCAGCAAGAAGTGGAGGAACGAGTGACATAGCTATGTCCATCTGATGCGGGTCTAGATTTGTGGCAAGTTGGTGAAAACTATCTGAAAATCGAGTCAAATTATTGATGTCATTGTCTCGCTGACGTTGTTCGATTTCTGCTTGCTTTGTCTGAAATTCAAATTTCAGCTTTTCTTGTTGCATCCGTTCCTGGTGCTTGTTATTAAAAACGGCTACCAGAACGGGGGATGCAATTGCAGCTAAGGCTATGATTGCTAAGATTTCATCACTATTCATTTTTTCACCTCGTCAGAATTATCTCACAAAACAGAAAGAAGGAAACACATTGAACGAACCACAACCAATTGAACAAAACGGCCAGCGTGTGCTGACCACCGAACAACTTGCAGAACTGTATGGAACAACACCTAACGTCATCAAACAGAATTTTTTTCAAAACAAAGACAAGTTTATTGAGAGAGTTCATATGTATCACCTTGAAGGTGCAGAACTTAAGTCTTTTAAGAACGAGGTTATAAATTCTAACCTCGTTGGTAAAAATGCCAGCCAGCTGTATCTCTGGACTCGCCGTGGTGCCGCACGTCACTCAAAAATGCTTGGCACAGATCAAGCTTGGGATATGTTCGATAGTCTGGAAGAAAACTACTTTAATCCGAAAGCCCGGCTGCCCCAGACACCAGAAGAAAAGCTTGCTTTAACCATGGAAGTTGCTACTCGAACTGTGAAACGGATAGAAAAGCTTGATGGCCGTGTCACTGATCTGGAAGAGAACGTTTTGCTGGCACCAGGCGAATATAACTACATCAGTAAACAAGTCAATCGAGCTGTTGCAAATTATCTGGACTTACATCACTGCAAACTCAACGCAAAACAGCGCAGCCTCTTTTATCGCGATATTAACCACGGACTAAATGACTACATCGGAGTCAAAACACGTACACAGTTACGCAAGAAAGATTTCGGTAAGGCTGATGACTTTATCCAGAATTGGACGCCATCAACAGCAACTCTCATGAAAGCACGCGAGATTTCATTATTTGAGGACCAACAACAGGAGACTATCTAAATGAATGAACGCCCAAAGGAAAAGTTAACCAATGTCGTTAAAGTACAGGACAAAGATGTTGAAGATCAAGTAACCGGAATGATCATTGATCTTCTCAAACAAAAAGGCTTCACATTTGCCAACTTTGAATCAGTTGTAGCACGTGTGAAGTCTCACTATCAGAACAACGCAACTATTTAGACCAGGTGTAACGGTATTGTTCGCCTGACCCATTTTCGGCAATCAGATACCAACGGCCAGCTCCAGAAACCCGAATTGTAACTGGGGACTCATCATAGTGACCTCCGAAATATGTAAAGTGGTCACCACGTTGGTGAGCGTTGAAGTTTGCTTGATCCACCAAGTAAACGTTCGCAGCGTGCGGAAGTTCGACTGTAACAGCTAGAGCTCCGCCCGGATTGTCATAATAAGGGACTTGCACCATGAAGATTCACCTCCTTTCAGTTTCATTATCCGTCAGGAGGCGATCACAGGAAAGGAGAAAATGCCATGCCGTTGTTGCAGGTTGTTGAAGATGATCAGATTTCAAGCAAAAAGTATTTAGCGGTTGAAGAAGAAGAACTGGCAAAGATGATTGAGGAGAACCAAGAGTTAAAACGCAAGTTAGCAGCACGAGGCATGTGGACGCTCACAACCGCAACAAGCTATGTCGAAGGACATAACAACACGTGGGTAGTTAACAATATCTTGAACGTCCCACGCTTCCACAAGTTCTTGCAAGATACCGTGGTTTCATATCCACCGCCTGGCAAAAAGGGGTATCTGTTTCATCCGAAACCATGGCTCGACTTCTTAGACAAATGGTTCCCAGAGATTTCAAGGTCACTTAGAGAGAAGGAAAAATAATGATTGGCTACTTACTAATTGCTGGTGGCTTCGGCGTGATCGTTGGTCACTGCTTAGGCCACAGCGGAAATTGGAGGCAGTGGATTGAATGAAGCAGCTATAGCCAAGCTAGTTCCACTTATCTCCTACTTGTATACGCAGGCTGAGAACGCACGTCTCGTTGGTCATAATTACCGTCAAGGAACGGATCAGACACGAGCTTATGCCATGGGACGAGAAGACGGCTTGCAAACCGCCATCAGCTTAATCAACGAAATAATTGGCAAAACAAAAACCGCTAAGCGCTAGAACACTTAACGGCCAAAAATGAGGTTTCACATTGAGTGACCTCATTATATCACAGAAAGAAATGAGGTAAAACAATGGCCAGAGAAATTGGCAAGCAACTTGATCGTCTTGAATCACTTGCATACAAAGTAAAAACTGATCAGTACCTTTTGGATTATTTGAGAGAATGGGCAAAAACCAAGTGCGATCTGTTCAGGGATGATGATCCTCACATGACCGATGGTGAGAAGATTCAAGACCGGCTGTTCCTAAAAGACAACTTTAAAAAATACATGGATATCTTGGGTCAAACATCACTCGATATGATCAAATTCGAAGCAGACTTAATGGATGTTCGCCAAAACATTGCCGATCAATACTTCAGCAAAGACGGTGACGATCATGAATGAGAAACCAGGTTACTATGCAATCCTTCCGCCAGATGTGCGCTATGACAAACAGCTACCACAAGGAGCAAAGCTTCTGTACAGCGAGATCACGGCACTCAGCAATAAGAACGGTTACTGCTGGGCATCGAACGACTATTTTGCAAAACTCTATTCGGTTAGCAATCGCACCATCAAAAGTTGGCTAAAGTGTCTAGAGGACAATTTATATATCAGCAGAGTTGTCAAGTACAAAAACGGCAGCAAGGAGATCGAACAGAGATTTATTAGTTTAGCTCCTCGATCAGAAGTCTTGCCTACCTGGGGAAAAAATCTTCACCACCCTAGTGAAGAAAACTGCCCAGAGAATAATACAAGTATTAATAAAAACATACGTGCATCCAGCACGTTAGAGAGTGACTTTGAAAAGCTTTGGAAACTGTATCCAAAGAAGATCGGCAAGAAGCCGGCACTAGCTGCGTACAAACGGGTAATGAGTAGAAAGAAGAATCCTGCTACCAACAGACAAATTCAGGATGGCATTGTGGCTTATCGACAGCTAATCAAGAGCAAAGGCACAGAGAAGCGATTTGTCAAAGACGGTAGCACTTTCTTCAACCAAGAGGCATGGAACGATTACCTTGAGGTCGTAAAGGAAGAACGAGATGAGCAGGAAGCTCGAAAGCCTAAGTTCGATCCCAAGAAAACTGCTATTGCAATGTATATCGACTACAACAGTCCTGACCGAGTGCTTGAAGAAATCCAAGCGCAGGGTATTCCAATCAATCCAGAAGATGCTAAACGTTACATTGCTGAATACGATGAAGGGAGGCAACAAGCTTGACGAAAAAGCTTTATGACCCTAGCAATCCTGAACCGCATGTCATGTATGGATTATACACGAAGCCGGAACTCATCAAGTCTGAATGGATTGATCCTAAATGGTTTAACAGCCAGCAATACGCTGCAGTAGTTGCCTACATGAACAAGTTGCCAGGTGACGTTGACACGCTGGAATTACAGGATGGTTTTGATACAGCTCATCCTGGCGTGATGTCAGTAGCAGATTGGCAATACATTATGACCAGCGATTTTGGAACCTCACGCTTTGACTGGTGGGTAGGCAAGCTGAAACGGGATTATTTCCGTAGTCAGCTCATTCAAACAGCACAAGCGTACTCGGAAGAACCAAGCGAGGACAATCTTACCGCGATGATGGTTGCCTCACAGAATGCTACTGCTGCCAGTCAGACGGTAACTGAAAGTAGCATTACAGATTTGGCAGCGGCCATGGAAGACAAAATGATACACGGTGCTACTGATAATGGAATTAAAACGTACTTCACTCTTAACAACATTCTGGGCGGTGGTTTGATGCCAGGACGTTTGTTGACGATTGGTGCGCGCCCTGGTGTCGGTAAATCAGCATTCGCGGTTAATCTCATCGTTGAGGCTTTGAAACAGCAACCGGAATTAACGGTTGATATGTTTTCACTTGAAATGTCAAATGCAGAAAACTACAACCGCTTGTTGGCCTGCAAGACTGGCATCAGTGCTGGTAAATTCATCAACCCGCAGAAAAGTCTAAGCGATGCTGAGAAGGTTGAGGTTGAAAAGGCAGGAAACGTCCTTAAAGACTATCACTTGCAGCTTTACGACAAGCAGGTGGAATTACCGCAGATTGTAAAAACAATGCGGCAGCGAGCCGCTGATGCAGATAAAGGCTACCTTGCGATTGTTGATTATCTCGGTCTGATTGGTGTTCGTAGCCAAGCCGATCGCCGTCTGCAAATCGAAGAGATCACCCGTCAATTCAAAGTGCTGACCAACGAGCTTGGTATCCCGATTGTTTTGCTTAGTCAATTATCACGAGGTGTTGAGAATCGTCAAGACAAGCAACCGGTACTCTCAGATTTACGAGAGTCGGGATCAATTGAACAAGATAGCAATGCGGTTGGATTTCTTTGGAACAGTGACCGGCAGAACGAAAGATCAGATATCCGTACTGTGACTTTAACAATTGCCAAAAATCGTGAAGGAGCACTTGGTAGCATTGATTTTCGCTTTTTCGCGCCAAAGTTGCAGTTTAAGGTGGCGTATTGAAATGGCTTATCCAACTATGACACTTAAAGAGTTCAATGAGTACATGCAGGAGGGACATTATCAATACTCGCTGTTCATCATTCTGCAGCTTGATGAAGCCATGGAATATCTAAAAAAGGCGCAACAAGCCGATGCGGATATGAAGAAGTTTTGGTACCAGTGGGCGTACGTTACCTTGACAGATGCCTTAGAGACGGCTGAGTCAGAATATTATGGTGAAACTAGTGCGTATTTACCGACAAAAGAAACCGATCCAGTAACACGAGCTTATTGTCAAAACACATACGACATTTGGCGGGGATATCTGAAAAAGCTAAATGTGAACTTACCGAAGCAAAAATTTTGAGGAGGCAAAAGCATGATTGAGCATGAGGACGAAACTAGCAATGCAGGCCAAGATGGGGCACGTGAACGACTTCGCAACTTTCTTGACGATCATCCTAGCTTGCCAATATACCGTTTTGCTTTGATTGCTGGTGTTAGTCGCATCACGATTGCTAGTTTTCTTAGTGGCAAAGAGGTAATGAGGATCACACTTACAAAGACAGCTAAAGCCATGGGGATATCGCTAGAAAATCTAAAACAGCCAATTAGCGATCAAGAATACAAGAAACTACAGGAGGAATATTCAAATGCAAGCAATTAAAACAAAAATGATGGTCGGTGATCTGGTTGTGGTTCCTGATCGAGTATTCATGGGCGTGCGTGATCTTGGCGGTGTGGCACGAATCATCAGGGTTGAACGATACAACGCTAGAGGTGCAAGCCAAGACATCAACAAGCCAGTTGTTTTTGATAGCAAGGCACCCAAAGAGCTAATCACAACGGTTGAGATGGTTGATAGCAAGCAACGTCAATACTATCTGAAGGACGTGAAGCCAGCGTGAACAGGATTATTATTCCATTGCCCCTCATGACTCTTAACCAGTACATCAAGGTTGAACGAGGCAACATGTTTGGCGGAGCAAAAGTCAAGAAACAAGCAACGGAAACGGTAATGTTGGCTGTGAGAAAAGCGATGAATCAGGGCGTGAAATTTCAATGGGGAAAACCCCTAAGTTTCGACTGGTACTGGTATGACAAGCGAACAGACCCGGACAACATCGCGTTTCAGCACAAGTTTATCTTCGACGGCATGCAAAAGGCTAAATTTTTAGAAAACGACAACTGGGATCACATTGTAGAACTGCGAGATCGGTTCTTTATTGACAAAGCTAACCCGAGAGTTGAAGTCGAAGAGATCGATTAAGGAGAAAAAAATCATGAATAAAAAATTGACATTTACAGTAACTGTTTTAGCAGGGCTTATGTTGGGGGCCGGCGCAACCGCCATTGCCGACAATGTTTGGCAAGGTCACCAGAACATCGTGGAGACCAAAAACAATATCGACAAGCTGACGGCCAAGATCAACGCTTCACAATCTAGCTTGTCCGATTTGCAACATCAGTTGTCTGACGCGCAGGCACAGTATGCGGCCCTAAAACAGCAATACGACAACGATATGGCAAGCAAGGACGCACAGATTCAGCAAAAGATCGTTGAAGGCCAGCGAGCGGTTGCCCAGAAACAGGCTGAGGTCGATGCAAAGCAACAGAAAATCAATGATCTTACATCTCAGTTAGAAGCCGCCAAACAGGCAAACAATGACTTATCACAGGCCATCAAAGACGCACAGAGTATTAAGAACTATTCCGATCAGGCTGTAAAGTCAGTCAGTGCGAAATGAGAGACACTCAAATGACGACCAAATTCACAGCAGATGTCGTTCACAAACTATTAGGCGTTCGTGAGGCACAGCAGGCGCCATCAGCATTGATGAAGATTGTCATGGATCAGCAAAAGCGTAACGAGCTTTTTAAAGAATTCCTAGATGTCAGCACAGACGTATCGCATGACTGGTTCTCAGAATATTTCATGAGCGTTCAAGCTGACCGAAAAGACAAGAAACAAGATTTCACCCCTGAAAGCATTAGCAAGCTCGTGAACATGCTCGTTGGATCGAATGACAGTAGCGAGTATTACGAGGTCGCGGCTGGGACTGGCTCAATGATGATTCAACGATGGCAACAAGACCGTTTGAAGCACAAGCCGTGGGACTACCGGCCAAGCATGTATTTTTACCATTTGGAAGAGCTTGGCGACAGTACGTTGCCGTTTCTAATATTCAACTGCGCCATTCGCGGCATGAACGCAACAATTGTTCATGGTGACAGTCTGACACGTGCTGCTAGACAAGTATATTTCATTCAAAACGATGAAGACGACTATTTGCATTTCAGCACAGTGAATGTGATGCCGCACAGCAAAGACGTTGAGCAAGAATTTGATATTCGGCAGTGGCTAGAGCCTGAACAAAATCACATTGAATCAACAGAGATACCCGCAAGATACAACGAAGTAATTCAGGAATTAGCAGCGGGAAAGGAGGACAAACTTGAAGAGAAATGAACAGTTATTTCAGACTTATTTCAAAAAGTGGATTGAGACATACAAGCACAATTATGTGACTCCAGTGACCTATCGCAAGTGGGAGAACACCGAGCGAATGCTCAAATTGTTAGTGCCACAACTAAAGGTGACACAGCTTACCCGTAGAAGCTATCAGCAGCTTCTAAGCCATTATGCAGAGACGCATGAGCATCAAACATGCATGGACTTTCATCACCAGCTAAAATGCGTGATTCAGGACATTCTAGACGAAGGACTGATTAAGCGAGATCCAACCTTGCGTGCAGTTATTGGCGGAACGAGGCACAGAGAACACAAGATTAAGTTTTTGCAGCCAGAAGAATTAGAGATACTTCTCCAAGATCTTAACTTGGGGAAAGAGTTAGATTACGATTACATGATTTTACTGCTTGCCAAGACGGGGCTGAGATTTGCAGAGGCTCTCGGGCTAACACCGGCAGACTTCGATTTAGACTCTTTGACACTAAGGATTAACAAAACTTGGGATTACAAAAGCGCAACAGGTAAGTTTGCCCCTACAAAAAATAAATCATCTGTGCGAACGATTGCACTTGATTACAAAACTGCAGCAAAGTTTGCAATGCTGATCCAGAATTTGCCAAAAGATAAGCCAATATTTGTACCAGACGGAAAGCGTATATACAACGAGACCATTAATGACATCTTGAAACGTCATTGTGAGAATGCAGGCGTTCCCGTTATATCGGCACACGGATTGCGGCATACACATGCATCATTACTGATTGGCAAGGGTATCAACTTACAGGCTGTCGCAAAACGGTTAGGCCATTCTAGCTCGCTGACAACCCAGAAGGTCTATATCCATTTGCTTAAGGATACAGAGACTTCGGCAGATGCAAAGATCGGACAATTAATGGCCGCTTTGTGAGGTGAACGATATGAAACAAGGTAGAGTATACAAATTTTGGACGCAAAATGAAATTGACCGTGTGAAAAATGAAGTGATTATGGCCGCAGATACAAACGCCATCCTAAACTATGAAGAAATTGCCGAAATGTTTGGCAGGACAATATCTAGCGTTGAACATGTTGTGAATGATCTCAGAAAACAAGGAAAGCTTCCAAAATTTTGTAGAAATAATCAGCAAGAAAAATATCGCAGTCTTTACTCCAAAAGCGAGAAAAAGATGATTGCCAGTCTGATTGAGCAAAAGTACACGTACGAAGAAATAGCAATAATAACGGGTAGAACCAAATATGGGATTCAGGAATTTTGGCGTAACAATGGATACGCCCGTACAAGAAAATGGACGCATGAAGAAGAAACCGCTTTATTGCAAAGTGTCAAGTTTGATAGTTATGGCATCGTTGAGAATTACGAAGAGTTACAGAGGCTTTTCAATCGGGGATATGATGCCATAAAAACCAAGATTTACGATCTTCGGAAAAAAGGAAGGCTTCCAAAAGCAAAGAGGACCGGGATGCCCGAGGCAAAGCGTGAAGAGTTCAAACGATATGCAAACTGGTTCTTCACAAAAAGTGTGTAAGGAGGCTGGCCAATGAAAACTGGAGACGACACATTCGATGATATCTACATCAGCAAAGACACTGGAAAGGTCGTAGGCGTCATGCTTAATGGGCGAGACTACAAGCTCGTTCCCATCAGTAAGACCAATGAGCCAATATCCTATGAACGAGCAAAAGCTTTCTACCGAGCTACTGTGATAGGAAACGGGCCGGAAGCCATTGCATACGCACTACACATTCTGCATTTCATTTACGGGAAAGAGGACGAAAAATGAGCAAAGAAAAAATGTATGCGGTAAAGAACGATGAAGGCAAATACTGGGATTTTGAAGACCAAGACGGCTTCTGGGAACTAAACACCATGAATCTAGCGACTATAGCTGGCGAGGAAGTCGCCGAATGTGTGGCTCGTGATCGTGGCGGCCACGTTGTCACGTTCGTTGAGGAACCTGAAAAGGTAGTTATTAGCAATGAGCAATCCAAAATCGTTGAAGATGCAAATAAGTATAAATTTCCAGCATCCTATATTTCTATGAATACTGATGATTATGATGGCTTAGAAAAGCTACTGATGAATGCTTACGTCAACGGATACACCGTTAAAAAGGAGAAGAAATACAACGTCAAGGTGCCACATGCGGAAGGCTGGCATTTTCAGAAATATTCTAGCGCATCTAAGTTAGGGGCTCGCAATAACTGGAGACCATTTCCAGCGAAAGACATCGATTCCAATATGAGCAAAGACCTATTTATTTTCACTGAAGCAGAGATTGAGCATTACGGTTTGCAAGACTGCGAGAAAGAAGAGGTGACTGACGATGCTGATTAAGCTAGACAGCGGTGACTATGTAAACACGGATTATATTGAAAGATTGTGGATGATTAATGAACATGACGGCTTCATCAGGTTTGTTAACGCTCCAGACGTCCCTATCAGTGAAAACGATCGTGGCCTTATTCTAAAGGCCATGAAGCCAAAGATCATGCTTACAGTAAGCAGTAACGGAAATATGGAACCAACAATTTATCATACAAAAGATGGGACAGACTATGGTGCCATGGCATTCTCACCATTAATTCATGACCAAGAGGTGACTGACGATGAGCAATGAGACAAAGCGGGACGTGTTCGAGGACTTAGTCGAAGAACTAGCAGATGCATACATTGCCTTGGACGGTGAAGGAATTGGCGAAGAGCTTACTAACGAAGACAAACAAGCCTATCTGAAAGACTATGACAATGCCTTGCCAGATGATCTGCCGGTGATTCCAGAATTAATTGGTAAATACCTAAAGATGCGTAAGCAGGATCATGGAAATCTGGTTCAGGCGCTTGATGAGGGTACGTCATTTGTCTTAGATGGCACTCAATGGGAAAGCGTGCAAGATTGGTTCTGGTTCAGTGACGTCAAAGATAGCGTTGACACTTTCGCCCGTGCATGGGTGTTAGGTGTCTGGCGCGTTGAGGAAACAGGAGAGGTAGTCAAACTATGAAAGATTTATTAAGCGGCTTTAATGAAACGCTCACATCCGAAATGGCACCCATCTACAAACCGCAAGTGAAAGACGGCAAGCAAATAATGCCAGACGGAGATTTACCTGATTTTGTTAAGGAACGCTGCAATTGGGCGCTTCAATTTGGCGAAGACGGTATGACTTTCAGAGGCATGTTAGACGTCATCTTTGCTGAAAGTGACGAAAACGCGGCAAAAGAAAGGTTCTACATTGGCGCTGGCGATGACTGGCTACCGGTAAGCGAAGAGTTCAAGGAATGGTGCAATTCAGTTTGGTACGCATTCCGAGAAGAGCGGGTGGCATTGTACCTGATCTACGGTAACCGCGATGAAAAACCGGCGAAATCGTGAAATTGGAGGCGGAGAAATGAAACGAGAGATTAAGTTCAGGGAGAATCCGGAGCTGCTGGAGGCACAACATGAGTAAAAGTAAGGACGTTGACGCTTATCTTCAAGGCGAGCTGTGTGCCAAGGCCGAGCTTGCAACTAAGCTACTACACGACATTGCCTGGTCTAAATGGACGACTGACGCGATGACTACACGTGTTGACCCAATCTACAAGCAAGCCAGGGAAATAAGCTATTGGCTATTAAGCAGTGACGACTGGTACACCGAAAATGAGGACGGAGGCGAATAATTTGGATAGCAAACAAGCATTGGCCAATTGCTGACAATATTTTTCGGAAGACATATGTGGAGGCGGAGAATTGAAAGAATATTTAAAGTCATATTCAGGGTATTCTTACCCTGTCAGTGAAGACTTTTTTAACAGTTTGAAAGAACTAAGAAAGCAGTCTGTCGATTTTAATCATGCATGGGTGATCATTAATAATAGGCGTTATCATAAAACGTTTGGCAATATGTTTGCTAGAGCATTAGAGAGAGTAATGAAGTTAATGTATTATGGGGAAGTTGATATGGACGTTATGTATTATGATGGCCATCTAAAACATGTTAAAAAGCATAATAATTCTAGTAATGGTGAAGGTGGTAAGAATGATTAAAGTTAAAGATGAGCGAAAATACATTACGCGCGCATTCACGACAGCGGTTTTCATTCTTGTGGGATGCTGGGTTGTAAAGGTACTCTGGAAGGCCGCATTTGGGTAAACAAAAAGCGCGTCTGATGAGGGACGCGCCGGAGGCCAAACGTACACGTGATTGATAGCAAATGGAATCATTTAAAAGGAGTAGGCCTCCGCGAGCAGTATAGCAAAAGTCGTCCTGAATTAACAGGACGACTCAGTCTATCAACCCTAATTATTTGAACATCAAGTGTATCACAAAAAAACAAAAGCGCACCACGAAGGCACGCTTATCCTACAAACCCAACCAAATCATACCATAAGGAGTGGACACAGTGGTGCGAGCAACGAGATATTTTAGCCCAATTGATCATGACAAAACAATTGAAAACGCCAAAGAGGTCTTGGGGAACTACTGGCATCACAAGCGGCTCGCTCAACGCACCAAAATAGCGCTCAGAAGTCCTGTGATGGACGGCATGCCTAAGTCACCAAGCTATGGCAACAAAGCCGAGGAAAAGCTCGTATCGCACGCTGACGAGTTGTACTACTTGAACGCTTGCGAAAATGCAATCAATATCATTGAAGATGAAGACTATCGTACCATCTTGTGGGAAACATATATTATCTCACCGAGCAAGCGTCTAACTAATGACGCCATTGTGGCTAAATTAAAAATGGAACGATCAGCATTTTATATCGCGAGAAATCGGGCACTGTATGCATTTGCTGAGTTGTGTCCATTAGTTTCCTTGGTAAAAAAGCAGAGTGGACACTTTGTGGACTAATTGCGGACACTTTGCGGACTATTTTCCGGGATTTCCGCCTTATGATGGTATTGTGCCAAAGGTGAGAAACCTGAGACACCGCGTTTTTCCTCCGAGCCTCAGTGATGATAAAGCTGCGGGCAAGGCGTGGCAAAAGGACTGGCTGAGATAGTCAGGCGGGTTCGATTCCCACATGCCACATTGTCCAGTTTAGCGACCGGACACAGCTTGCGATGACCCCATCTGACACTGGGCGAGCGAGCAAATCGCTAGCACTTCGCTTTTCGTGAGGTGCTATTTTTATACATATTTCAGGAGGCGAGTAGATGCAATGGACAGATGAACAAATCAGTGGCATTAGGAAACTCGCCTCTGAAGGATTTACAAGACGAGAGACGGCAGACAAGCTCGGAATTAGCTATGATGCGCTTCAAGGCAAAGCAAGACGGCTTGGCATCGAGTTCCAAAAGCCATTGAAGAATGAATACGATTCAGACGGAACACAGTCCAGTGAAACCATTCTAAAGGTTGTCAGGGGTCACAAAATGACGCCTAGAGAGGTGCTGGAAGCTCACGGGTACGATTACACCAAGTGGGAGCTTGTACGTGCCACAAGCAATTTTTGGAAGCAGACGCCTGAAGCAACATTGTATCAGAGCAAGATACAAATTAGGCCGTTAGTTGAAGCAGAACAATATGAATCATTGATGAATGACATCATCACACACAAGGAGCCATACCAAGCCAAGGCTCCTATTTTTGTGGAATCAGATCGCTATCTGGTCATTCCTGCTTTTGATACACATTTCAACGGTCACACATTCGACATCTATGCTGAATCTCTCAAGCGGCAACTAGAGATCATTCAACGCGGCCACTACGCAAAGATATTGCTCATTCTGGGCGGTGATCTAGCTCACGTGGACAATATCAACTCGACCACAGCAAAGGGCACACAGCTCGAAACAACCGACTTAGGCGAGACTGTGAACGAAATGGAGCAATACTTCGAGACACTGATTGAAGCGATTATCAAGAACGCCAATGAGTGTGAGGTCATGTATTGTGCCGGTAATCATGATCCTTCAGTTGGATATATGTTTGCGCGTCTATTGAAACGCGCCTACAGCAACCAGACAAACATCACTTGGGATATATCGTTGAAACACTACAAAGGCGCTATGCTTGGTCACAACTTCATTGGTGCTACTCATGGTGACAAGGGCAAGAACAATTACCTCGCAAAATACCTAGACGAGTTTGGATTCATGTTAGGCACAGCACAGAACCGCGAGCTGTTTACGGGGCATCTCCATTCAGAGATGAGCAAAGACCTAGGCGGATTCGTTCAGCGTCAAGTATCAACGCGCAAGCCAACTGATCAGTGGACTGATGATATTGGCGTGGTTGCTCACAAAACGTTTGAGCTGGTCGAATACAGCGATCATGATACGAGGGCGATCTATTATGTCTAAAAACATATTGCAAGACGCACAAAAGAATAAGAATGACGAGTTTTATACGCAATATGAAGATATTGAAGTTGAGATGAACGCTTACGTAAAATTCAATCCCACTGTATTCCAAGACAAGACAATCCTGTTGCCTTGTGATGATCCTGATCGTTCAAATTTTGTTAAATACTTTGTATCTAACTTTAGGCGTTTTGGATTGAAAAAATTAATTGCTACTTCTTACATGATGAATGCACATGGCAAGAAGTTTGTTTTCACAAAAGCTGGTATTGATAAGAAACAACTAGATGGAAACGGAGATTTTCGAAGTAAAGAAGTTACCGACTTGCGAAACGAAGCGGACATAATTATCACCAATCCTCCTTTTTCACTGTTCCGAGAATTTATGGAATGGGTGCATCCAGAGCTTAGAAAATTCCTTGTAATTGGGAATATAAACGCTATCACCTATAAAGAAATATTCCCATTGATTCAAGAAAACCAGTTGTGGATTGGTGCACGTTCCATGAATCGAGATATGTATTTCAATGTGCCAAGAGAATACCAAAAGTGGTTGCTCAAAAACAAAAATGAGGGCTCTGCGTACAAAAAAATAAACGATGTTGTTATGGGAAGACTTGCTTCCGCTTGCTGGTTTACGAATATTAATCATGGCCTCCGCCATCAACCATTAAGCCTAATGAATATGGCTGATAACATTAAGTTCAGCAAGCACAAGCAAGTGCGTGGCCACGAGTATGCACATTATGATAATTATGACGCTATCGAAGTCCCTTTTACTGATGCAATCCCAAGTGACTACGATGGCATTATGGGCGTTCCGATTACCTTTCTCGACAAATACAATCCAGATCAATTTGAGATTGTGGAAGTTACAGATGGCAAGAATCTTGTACAAAGGCCATGTGGTGGGGCAAAGGTTGGTGGCCGTAACCTGTATTGCAGGATATCTATAAAGCGAAGAGACACGAGGGCCATTCATTATGTCTAATGGAATGAAACGCGTCGGTTACGGATATGTGAGCAACGTGGAGCAAGCAATCATCGAAGAATTGTCTAGAGAAGAAAAGAAAATACAAGCAATTATCTACACGAAGCCGCACTGTCAAAAGTGCCGGCGAACAGTATTCAAGCTGTCACATGTCATGCCAGTGCAAACAGTCACAGCAGACGCGGACGACTACGAGCGGTTCCGCAAGCTAGGCTATCGATCCATGCCAGTCGTAACAGTCTACAAGGCGGACGGCACACATGATGAATGGTGCGACTTGCAGGTTGACAAGATCAAACAATACACGGAGGAATAGACATGCTATTCGATAATGCTAAAGGCCAAAGTAGGCAATTGTCTCACCGTCAGTTGCCTCCACCCGCACCAGTGCTACCAAAAATGGAAGGATACCTGCCAACTCGTGCCACTGCAACTAAGAAATACAAAGACAATCTGATTGCTGATGTGAATGAGGCCATTAATCAAGGAATTAATACTACATCCCCAATCTCAATTAGCGTTGCCAAGTACAATCCAGCAGTCGTTAATGAAGTAATCAGTTTGCTAAATAAATCAGGATGGGATGTTACTAGTCTAAATATTGACGGTAACGGTTCCTATTCGACAATCATATTATCTTAGGAGGAATAGCACATGCTTAAAGTAGTGAAACGACTGAAAGAACACTTATTAGGTAAAAAAGGAACCGATAAGATAACCGTTACGATTGATGCAAACACCGATCCGCTTATGGCCAAACTTGACAAGATCAAGAACGCGGTCGAAAACATCAAGGCTGACGCAACACCGGAAGTTTCGCCAACCTTAACTGCGTATGGTCTATGTGATGCTAAGTTACCTGATATCGAAGGCGTTGAGCTGCCTGCTCGTCCTAGATTCAGTGAGCCATTCATGGCGTATTTAAGAGCGCTGACTGACCATCAGCAAAAACAGGAGCATTCACCGCAGCGTGCAAGCACTCCGCATGTTCGTATCGAATTCGATGACGTTAATGATGTGCCACATGTTTGGATTGACGGCAAACGGATTGATAGATCAGATACAGGGCTCGTGAGCGTTTCACTTGACTGGCATACAAAAGATCCAGCGGCAACAGATCATGTTATCCGTGCTTATAAAATCGAATATTTAAAGGGGGATCACCGCGAAGGAATCGCTCAGGGGTCTGCGATGGAACCTGATCTCTTTAAGAATGATATCCATGCCAAGTAAGAAGCTTGCCTTTATAAATGGCAGACCACAATTGGTTGATGCCAATGCTCGTGTTAGATCGGAGGCGGATAGGCAGTACAACCGTGTGCGAAATGAGCAGCAGTCGGACTACCTTAAGTTCTATCACAGCAATGAATGGAAGCAGCTGCGTGAGCAGATATTGATTAGAGACAACGGCTTATGCCAACGCTGTGGCTTGCAAGCCTCATTGGTTGATCATATTGTTCCAAGCGAAGATGACTGGGAAGACCGCGCGAACGCGGATAATCTGCAGGCTTTATGCAGGGACTGCCACTATTGGAAGACGAGACGTGAGACAACCAAGCGTAAGAAGGGACAGCATCGAGCCATGAAGATTACAGTAATCGTTGGCTATCCAGCAAGTGGCAAGTCAACGTACGTCAAGCGACATCAAGGACAGCATGACCTCGTCTTTGATTACGACCATCTCATGACGGCGTTAACAGGCCTGCCATTACATCAGGGCAATATAGACGCCAATGATTATGTGCAGCTAATCTATGAGCTGATACTGCGGAAGCTTAAAGCAGAGCAGACCTTCGACCATGTATGGTTAGTCATGACATATCCAGATGAGAAGCTAGACACGTTGCTTGCTAGTCGAGATGTCGAACACATACTCATTGACACTGACCGAGACACATGCATGCAGAGACTGTCTAAGCAAGGTCGAGATGTGAGTCAACTCATCAAAGCGATGAACAAACTTGATGAATTGAAATCACAAAACAAATTTAAAAAATTCAAAGAAATAAAAAATTAAAAAACGAATTTTCGAGAATTTATCGGGCGACTTCACGGGCTGGAAACGGCTAGACCCCCCCTTCCATTTTTATCGGGGGTTACATTTCTTGGAACGGAAGAACGGTCGGCCTCTTTTTTGCACCCCAAATTGTAACGATTTTTAGGGGGTAGGAGGTCAATGAGACCCATTTTATATAGATATTAGGAGGTGAAGTGGGAAATGGCTGGAAAATACAAAGTGTTGCAAATGTCGAAGGGTGATTTGACCAAAGAACGGCAGGAAGCCAAACTACATGCGGAATTGATGGCCAAAGATGGCATTCCAAAACTTCAGGTAACACCGCCTAATCATCTTGACCCAGTCGCAAAACAAGAATACAAGCGAATTATCGAATCTTTGGGGACCTTACCACTTAGAAATCTCGATCGCGCCGAGTTGGAAAACTATTGTACATGGTATTCGGTTTACAAAAACACATCGGTCAACATGAAATTGGCTTTAAAGAATGGAGATCAAGATGAATATTATGCGTACATTAGCATCTTGAATAAAGCCACAGCAAATATTAAAAGTCTAGCCAGTGATCTTGGCCTTAATGTCAACAGCCGGATGCAGATGAGCATGCCTAAGACCGAAGCACAGAAGAATGATTCAATCATTGATACTTTTGGCTAACTGCGATGGAGGTGATGCTGGTTGTCAAAATTTAAGGATCCAATGCCTAATTTCATAAAACGTGTGCTGGACGGTCGTCTTATTACTTCCAAGGCAGTTAATCTCGCGGTGAAACGCCATCAAGAAGACTTGAAACGAACAGATTGGCGATGGCGTTATGATTCAAATCTAGCGGGAAAAGCTGTTAAGTTTATGGAAATTCTGCCAGAACCAAAAAGTGGGAAACCACAACCATTAGCACCGTTTCAGAAATTCATTATTGGCAGTATATATGGCTGGGTTGATAAAGATGATTCAAATATAAGGCGATTTACCGATGTGTTCATTTCGATGGCACGAAAAAACGGTAAGTCGCTTTTGATTTCTGGCGTCATTCTTTATGAGTTTCTGTTCGGAAAGAATCCAGCCAACAAACGGCAATTATATACCGCTGCTAATGATCGCAAGCAGGCCGGCATTGTATTCGGAATGGTCAAAGACCGACTACGTGCACTCATGCGGAAAGACCCTGGCATCAAACGAATGGTTAAGATTACGCGAGACGAACTTGTCAATTTAGACGACGGATCAACAATTCGTTCATTCTCTCGTGATACAGGGCTCGTCGATGGCTATGAACCTCATGTTGCGGTGGTTGACGAATATGCTAACGCTAAAACAACAGATATGATTGAAACCCTTGCCTCAGGGCAGGTGTTACTGCCTAGTTATCTGACGTTCATCATTTCAACGGCTGGATTCGACATGAACGTGCCGATGTTTCAACAAAATTATCCGTATGCCAAAAAGGTGTTGTCCGGTGAAGAAAAGGCAGAACGCTATTTTGCATTTATTGCTGAACAAGACAACGTACAAGAGGTTGATGACCCCAATTCTTGGATCAAATCGAATCCGCTACTTGACGTTGATACCTTAAACGGCCAAATCAGTGATTATCTGACCACTAAGTTAGCTCAAGCTCGTGCTGATGGCAGTCTAAACGCTAAATTAGTCAAAAACTTCAATATTTGGCGACAAGCTACAGAAGACAGTTATCTAGATTTCGATGCTTGGAAAGCGGCAGAGCTGACCGACAAACCTGATATTCGTGGGCAAAGAGCATGGATTGGCATTGATGTCGGTCGTACAAGCGATCTATTCGCTATTTCTTGGCTAATTCCCCAAGATGGCTGGTGGTGGCTTGATGGTTATGCATTTGTTGCTTCAAAAGGTGGCATCGATAACAAAATCAAGACGGATCGGATTGACTACTTGGCTGCTGAACAACACGGCGAAGGCGAGATCAGCAGCTTAGAGTCAGGTATCATCGACAACGATCGGGTATATGAATGGCTCGAAGACTTCATTGAACGCAATGACATAGATGTTCAAGGAATCATGTACGATCCTTATCAATTTGGACCAATGCTAACGGCAATTGAGAAGAATCATCCTGAGTGGCCGATGGTACAGGTGCGACAAGGAACGCTGACACTGTCAATGCCAACTAAGCAGTTCCGCGATGATGTTATAGGCGGTCGCATAAAGCATTCAGATAATCGCATTATGCAGGCCGCCGCAATGAACGCGGTTCTAATGTCTGACAACAACGGCGTCCGTATTAATAAGAATAAGTATGCTAACAAAATAGACATGATTGATGCCACGCTTGATGCTTATGCCATCGCTTTTAAGGAAGACTTGGACAACTATTTGGACGACGACCGTGTGTTTAGTGACGACTTTGGCTTTTAGGAGGTGAGAACGTGAATGGAAAACTAGCTAACTTTTTCAGAATTCTTGGCGCAAATATGGCTGGAATTGCCACTGTTTTAGGCTTCATTTTAGCTGGATATGGGGCTTTTTTGATCAATAGGCCTACTGGATTCATGGTTTGCGGCGGATTGTTGTTTGTTCTCGCCTTTATTCTGTTGCTTCCTGATAACGAAGGGAGGTGAGATGAATGAAGCTATTTCGAGGATTGGCAACCGAAGTGGACCCTCACTGGGCAGATCATTTGCTTGATTCTGGGGTAATTCCATCATTTCGAGGTGGATACCTTGGCATTTCTGCCTTACGGAATTCTGACGTGCTTACGGCTGTATCGATTGTTTCTGGTGATGTTAGTCGTTTTCCGCTAGTAATCACGGACAGCTCAACTGATGAGGTTGTTGACCTAGCTAATATTGAATACTTGATGAATACAAAGGTAAACAAGCGGCTGTCGGCTTATCAGTGGAAATTTTCCATGATGGTCAATGCAATTTTGACTGGCAACGCTTATTCGCGTATTGTGCGCGATCCGATAACCAACGAACCAGCTATGTTTGAGTTCTATGCCCCATCACAGACGCAGGTGGACACAAGCGACCCCGATAACATCATCTACCGTTTCACGCCTTACAACTCTAGTATGCAAAAAATATGTGGATTTGAGGACGTCATTCACTGGAAGTTTTTCTCATACGACACAATCATGGGGCGCTCACCGCTCTTGTCGCTTGGTGATGAAATTGGACTACAGGAGTCAGGTGTTTCAACGTTACAGAAGTTCTTCAAGAGTGGTTTGAAAGGCTCAATACTCAAGGCAAAAGCAAGCAGCCTGTCAGCAGAGGCGCGGCGCAAGATTCGTGAAGATTTTGAAAGGGCACAGGCAGGGGCTGATGCTGGATCGCCAATTATTGTTGACTCAACGATGGATTATCAGCCGTTGGAAGTTGATACCAACGTTCTTAATCTGATTAACAGTAATAACTATTCAACAGCGCAGATTGCGAAGGCTTTGCGGGTGCCAGCGTATCGATTAGCCCAAAATAGTCCTAACCAGTCTGTTAAACAGCTGGCTGATGACTATATTCGCAATGATCTTCCATTTTACTTTGAACCGATTACAAGTGAGTTTGAACTAAAGCTGCTTGATGACGCGCAACGGCACCAATATTGCATAGGATTCGACACAAAATCAGTAAACGGATTGCCGATTGCTGACGTAAATACAGCAGTTAATGGGGGACTGTGGACTGGAAACGAGGGACGTGCGGAGCTTGGAAAGAAACCGTTAAAAGACCCGAACATGGATCGTATTCAGTCGACACTTAACACAGTATTTCTTGATCAAAAGGAAGCTTATCAAGCTGAGCATGCAGCAGAATTGAAGGGAGGTGATACTAATGCCAAAGGAAATCAGAATGGCAGCGGCACCAATGCAAATTCGTGATGGTGATGATGATCATCCTGCCGTTATTGAGGGCTATGCCCTTAAGTTCGACAGACAATCCGAGATTATGGGCAGTGGTGAGCTGAGTTTCCGCGAACACATTGACCCACACGCACTGGACAATGCGGACATGAGTAACGTTGTTGCGCTATTTAATCATGACCAGAACCAAGTGTTAGGCCGCACGGGAGTCAATTTAGAGCTGACGGTTGATGAAACGGGGCTCAAATATACGTTGACACCTCCAGATACACAGCTTGGGCGTGATTTGTTAGAAAATGTTCGCCAGGGAATCATCAGCCAGTCAAGTTTTGCATTCACGATTGCACCAGACAAAGGTGCACAGAAGTGGCAAAAATCTAATGAACGTGGTGTGAAGTATGACCGCACTATTAACAATATTGATCATTTGTTTGATGTCTCTCCAGTAACCACGCCAGCATATCCGGATACTGAGGTAAAGGTCGGAGCACGATCGTTGGAACAGATAAAAGCGCTAGATCAGCCGCCAGAATGGAAACTTAAGCGGCGTAAGATGCTTTATCAATTGACTAAAGAGGACTTGCTCAAAGGCATCGAATAATCGGTACCTATTTTTATACAAAAAATAAGGAGGGTCACTAGATGACTTTAGATGAAAAATTAGCTGCTGTTAAAAAGCAACTTGATGAAAAGCGTTCAGCGTTGCCAGCTATGAAGACAGAACTTCGTTCTTTACTTGAAGGTGAAGATTCCGAGGAAAACCTGAAGAAGGCAGAAGGCGTTCGTGCCAAGTATGATAAAGCTGGCAAAGAGATCAAAGATCTTGAAGAAAAACGTGACTTATACGAGGCTGCGTTGAAAGGCAATGAACAGCCGAGTGGGAAGAAGCCCGATCATCCGGAAGAGCATAGCTATCGCGATGCACTGAATGCTTATTTGCATACTCGTGGTCGTAATACTGATGGCGTCAATTTTGAAAAGACAGAAGCTGGTGAATTTGCGATTTTTCGTGGCAGTCCTACCGATGCCAGTGATGCTGTAAATGCAGGTGTTAAGTCAGCAGATGCGGCCGCGACCATTCCGGAAACCATTAGCAACAATCCGCAACGTGAATTGCAGACTGTTGTTGATCTGAAACCTTTCACGAACGTATTCCAAGCCTCTACACAAAAGGGTACTTACCCAACAGTTGCAAATGCTACAACCAAGATGGCTACTGTTGCCGAGTTGGAAAAGAACCCAGCAATGGCAAAACCTAACTTCAAATCGATCGACTGGTCTGTTGAAACGTATCGTCAGGCTCTTCCAGTTTCACAGGAATCTATTGACGACTCCGCAATTGATTTGGTTGGCCTGATTGCCCAGAACGCACAACAAATTAAGGTCAATACGACCAATGGTGCTGTTGCAACTCTACTGAAAGGCTTCACTGCCAAGACGATCTCTAGCGTTGATGATTTGAAGCATATTAATAACGTTGATTTAGACCCTGCGTATTCTCGTGTAATTATTGCTTCACAGAGTTTCTACAATTTCTTGGACACAGTTAAAGATGGCAATGGCCGCTACTTGCTACAAGATAGCATCTTGACCCCGTCTGGCAAGAGCGTTCTTGGCATGCCGATTGCTGTTGTATCTGACGACACGTTGGGGGCAGCAGGCGAAGCACACGCCTTTTTGGGCGACATCAAGCGGGCAATTCTGTTTGCTAACCGCGCAGACTTCATGGTTCGCTGGGTTGATGACCAGATTCACGGACAATATTTACAAGCTGGCATGCGCTTTGGTGTATCTGTTGCTGACGAAAAGGCTGGCTACTTCCTCACATATACCCCAAAAGCGTAACGCCTGACGGAGTGACTTTGAGCCAGAAAACGTTCACGGGTGGTGTCGGTGCCACAAAAGATATCACGGTGACAGTCACTCCTGATGGCGCTCCTCAAGCAGTCGAAGCTGTGTCGAGCGATGAAAGAGTCGCTACGGTTGTTAAGAAGGCCGATGGTATTTACACCATTACCAATCTGGCAGCGGGTGCAGCGACAATCACATTTAGCACTAATGGCATCAGCTCAACGCTTGCCGTTACTGTTAACGCTGGGTAGGTGATTACTCTTGGCAGATACTACGCTTGACAAAAGCCCACTGACCGATGAACAGTTTCAGGTTCTGAAAATGTACTTGAAAGTTGATCAGACAATCGAAGACCCAATGATTATGCAAATGGTGCATGACGCTTGTGGTGAAATCAGTTCGGCTATTAGTTTTGGATCAAATCCGGAGCAATTTCTAAGCAATCCAGAAACTCGGGATCGTTTCTTTACAGCGCTCATGAAGCAAGTGAAGGAAGACTATGACTACCGAGGTATGGGTGCTGAAGTCATGCGCTTTCCGTTGCAAACATCAACCACAAATATCATCAATCAGCTTCGCTCAGAATTGCCGGAAGAGGATGGTGATCCTGATGCGAACTAATCGAATGACTGAGAGAATTGCGTTCGTCAGCTATGAGTCAAAAAAGGCTAACGGAGTTCCGGTTGATGGTGTGCTCGTTAAGCATATGACGGTTTGGGCGGAAGTTCCTAAGGTACCAATCAGAGAAGCAAATGATCCACAGACGAAGTTGGGCACTCGCAAAGATAGCCCGACTTTTTTAGTGCGATTTTTGACCGCAGAGGAAATCCAACCAACTTGGAGAATTCAATGGCGTGATAATGAATATCAAATCACAGGGCTTGATCCTGATTACGAGAGGCGCGATCTGACAACGATTACGGCAAAGGCGGTGAGCTGATGGGCGTAAAAGTCACAGGTGATGCTGAACTGCTCGCTAATCTCAACAAACTCCAGTTTGGAGTTGCAAAAGAGGCTCGAGCGGCTGTCCGAGATGGTGCACAGAAGTTTGCCGACAAGCTGAAAAGCAAAACGCCTGAGTGGAACGGTGAAACTGATATGAAGGGACATCTGAAAGATGACATCAAGCTTTCAAGTGTCCGTGAAACGAGCGGTTTAACAGAAGTAGACGTTGGATATGGTAAAGATACCGGCTGGCGTGCTCACTTTCCAAACTCGGGGACCTCAATGCAGGACCCGCAACATTTCATTGAGGAAACTCAAGAAGTCATGCGGCCAGTTGTTATCGCTGCTTTCCTAAGCCACTTGAAGGAAGGCGGGATGTAATGGCACCTGAAAAACGTGTTTATGACATCCTGTCAGCCAATTTGGATATTGCTGACAAGGTGAATATAGGCACTCCAAGCTTCAATAACCAGACAAGCGTAACTCCTGAAAGTCTAGCTCCATGGGTGAGAATCACTTCTTTGCCCGGTGATGCTGCTGATTATGCTGACGATTCTAGGATCCTAGAGTATCCGAAAGTACAAGTAGATTTTTGGGCGGACAAAACGGACTGGGATCAACAAGAAAAAATTGAAACACAGATATATCAAGCACTACATGCGGCTGGCTGGGAAAGGTATTATCGCAACTCCTACGTTGATGGTGATACCCCAGCCCTTCGCATGACAACAGGATACTTTCAGTTTCAAGGACTGCCGATTGGCTAGTCCTTTTTATTTTCCTAAAGGAGGATTTTAAATATGGCAGATACTGCTGTAACAACTAATAAGAAGTTAGCAAAATTTGGGGCTTCGGCCTTTGAATACGGGGTTGTCGGTGATGGCGACTTTGTACTAAGCACACGAAAGATGCAAGGCTTATCTAGTGTGAAATTGGATATTAAAACGGAGCAAAAGACGCTGTCCGCTGATGATGGCCCGTACTTGATTCTTTCTGGTGGTATCACAGAAGCAACCGAAACAATCGAAATGTACGATGTTGATTCCGTTATGAAGTCTGATTTATTTGGCATTAAGGTTGTTAATGGGGTTGAAGTATATCCAAAGAACCTTAACCCTAATTACGCCGCAACTTTGTTCCGTACAAAGCTTTCAAATGGCAAGTACGTTTGGGTTGGTATGCTCAAGGGAATGTTCTCACTTCCGGGCGTTGATACCAAGACTGTTGACGGCACACCAGATCCAAGTGCTGACAGCATCGAAGGCTCGTTTATTCCTCGTGGTGACCAAGATACTGGCAATGTTGTGTTGATTGGTCGTGAAGACAACGATGGATTCGATTTTGATACCTTCCACGGCTATGTATTCCCTAAGACTGCTGAAGACGCGACTATTGCCCCAAAAGCGTAGTCGGTGTCAGCTTTGAGAACAGTTCGATTAATCTTGCGGTTGGCGCATCTACAGCGTTGAAAGTGCAAATTAATCCGGCTGATGCCGCAAATAAACAAGTTGCTTTCAAAACGTCAGATCCCACAGTTGCCACCGTTTCCAGTGATGGAACTGTGGCTGGTGTAAAGGCAGGGTCTGCAACCGTAACAGTCACAACTGACGATGGTGGTAAAACTGCCACCGCAACTGTAACTGTGGCTTAGCAATGAACTCGTCGCCTTGTAAATGCACAATACGCGAACAGCGGGCGGCTTATACCTAAGGAGATTAAGCATGGCATATCAAATTAAACTAAATATCAAAGGCGAAACGTGCGTGTTTACACGAAATGGAGAGCCAACATTACGTGATACCACGAACGCCTTAAAAGTGCAGCAACAACAATTGCGCATGCTAAACCGTAAAGATGGCCCTTCAAACGATGATTACGATGAGAACGAGAAAAACTTAGCCAAATTTGCGGTTGATTTCTGGAAAAACCAGTTTACTACCGATGATGTTATTGATGGCTCGTCTATTTCTTTGAAATCGCTGGATTCAATCAATGATGCCATTGGTGATTCTCTAAGCGACGGTGAAGAGGATAAGAAGGACACAGCAAAAAAATCACCGAAGCGGACGTCAAAGAAGCCATTAGCAACCTTGACGACTTCTACAAAGCAAGGCTCTCTGAAGGCTACCGATTAGCTGACGTTGATGCTATGACGCTCCGCGATATTGAAAAACTTAACCAGATTTACGAGGAACGGGAGACCACGATCGACAAGGCCTTTCCGTTCCTTTTCTAGTTCTATGAAAGGAGGTAAAACATGTTAGGAAATCTCGGACAAATTGCGGCTACCGTAAGTTTGAACATTGATCCGTTTCAAGTAAGCCAGCGAGTTTTGAATTCTTCAATTAAAGCAACTGCCGCTGAGTTGCGGGCTCAAGATGCTGCGTTTAAGGGCTCTGAAAAGTCTATCAACAACATGCGTTCAACCTATGACACATTGAGTCGCCAGTCAAAGAACTACCAAGCTCAGCTTCAGAAACAACGAGAACAGTATGATGAAAATTCGAAAGCGGTTGAAAAACTTAATAAAAGTGAGACTGCATCGCAGGAAGAAATTAATCGTGCTACAAAGCTGCAAGCTAATGCTGCATCACAGTATAATCGGACTGCTGCCGCGGCTGCACAAAATGAGAACCGAATGGCGGCCTTACGCAAAGAGATTGCGCTGCAAAGCGACGGCTGGACTAAAGTATCAAACGGTGCATCAAAGTTTGCATCTGTTACCGAAAAGGCAAGCTCTAAGCTAACCAGTTTCGGATCAACGATGACAAGGGCGGTAACTGCTCCAATTGCCATTGGGTTTGTGGCAGCAGCTAAATCTGCTATTGATTTCAACAGCCAAATTCAAGCAATGGGGCCCTTGCTAACAAATGGGGGTGCGATTACTGCCAAGTATCGTGCGCAACTTGATCAACTAGCATCAGCATCTAAAAAGTGGTCGGTTGAATATGGCGTTTCCACGGCTGCAATTAACGACGGCATGTCAGAAATGATCAAACGTGGCTATACCGCTGCGCAAACTTTAGGCGCTATGCCTGCAGTTCTCAATGCGGCAAAAGCGTCTGGCGATGACTTCAACGATGTTATGCATGTTTCTACATCCGTTTTGGAGCAATTTGGTCTAAAGACAGAATCAACAACGGGCATGCTTAAAAAAACGTCTCGCGTTACAGATGCTCTTACCTATATTGCGAACGCTACTGCAGCAGGGTTCCAAGATATGGGCGAGGCAATGACGTATGTCGGGCCTTCTGCTCATGCTGCTGGTATTTCACTCGAAGAAACAGCGGCTGCTATTGGTATTATGAGCAACAAAGGAATTGAAGGATCAGTTGCTGGCACAGCATTACGTGGTGCTTTAACAAGGCTGTTGAAGCCTTCTAAGCAAAATCTTCAGGGCTTTAATGAATTAGGCATATCTGTTGCTGATTTTAAAAAAGGAACTCTAACTCTTCCAGAGATTCTTGACAAAATCAAGAATAACACTAAGGGGTGGACAGATCAGCAACGTGCTTCTGCAGTAGCGTTGGCTTTTGGCACTGAAGCGCAAGCCGGCATGAATGCCTTAATTGGTGCAGGTGGCGGTGAGCTACGCAAATATACCAGTGAAGCTGAGCATGCTAGCGGAACAACTGCCAAAATTGCTAACCAGTTAAACAATACGGATGCCGCCAAATTGAAGAGATTTCAAGAGTCGATTCATGTTTTAGGAATTGAAGTAGGTCAAAAACTTCTACCGACGCTGACTCCTCTTATCAAAACAGCAACCGATGTTGTCAACGCCTTTACAAAAATGGACAGTGGCACGCAACAAACCATTATCAAATTTGCAGCGTTTGCGGCAGTTGTAGGGCCAGTGAGTTCTCTGATTGGTGGGGCTCTTAAGCCTGTTATTGCTTTGAGCAAAGGAATATCTGGAATTGCGGGAGTCATTGGACGAGCATCCGCAGCCGCAAAAATTGGCGGGACTGCAATGGATGTACTTGAGTCTGGGTTTAGTAAGACAGCTTTTGAAGCACTGAAGGTTGCGCCTGCAGCGGCTGCGGCAGCAGATGGTGCTTCTGGAATGGGAGCGGCCATGGGCGGAGCCGCAGCGAGCGGAACAGGTTTGCTAGCGGCATTGGGGCCAATCGTCCCAGTTGTTTTAGGTGTGACAGCAGTCGTCGGTGCCGGTGTAGCCATCTGGGAATTGTGGGGCAAAAAGGCTCTTGAGTCTGCTGACAGAACTTCACGATGGGGCACTGATATTGGCGCTGATGCCGACCGATCTGCTTCCAAAATGAAAGATGCTTCAGGGGCAATTTCAGGTGCTTTTGATGATACCAACCACACAGTCGAGCAAAATAGCAAAACCATCAAAAAAGGCTTTGATGACATTACCAAGGCTGCTAAGAAATCTTCTGACCAAACACTATCTTCCTTAAAAAAGCTTGCCAATGAAGTTGGCGGTTCTGCTGCTAAAGCTATTAGGCAGGAAGCCATGGAAACAAAAGCTGCTGATGATAAGCATATCAAGCAACTGGAAGAAAATGCTAAAAAAGCTACGTCAATTACAGAATCTGCCAGCAAAGCACATGTAGAGCTAACACGTGATCAGATTCAGGTGCTGGACAATCTGCGTAAGAGCAGTGCTTCTGAAGCAGTCAAAACGCTTAG